TGGATCTCTTTCGCCAGCCGATATTATATTAATTTTTTCAAAGTTATAATATCCGTGTCTATTCTTTTCGTCATTGTATCTATTTAATATAGACTTAAATTCTGCAATTCTATCACTGCCTACAACCATTGTTACATTTCTATAACCCATATTATATATTTTTGTTGCTAATTCTAATACCATATTTGAAGGCATAACCATTATATGACTCGCATAGTTTCTAAACATCTTAGTCATATATCTTAATTTATCTGATGGTGATAATGGATTTTTAATTGCGTCTTGTGATCTACTTAAAAATATTTTATAATCCATACCTTGGCTGGCCACTGTTCTTATAAGTTTCTCGTGTCCTATTGTTGGTGGATTAAATCTACCAAAAGTAAATGCAAAAGATTTATTAATTGCTTCTGTCTTTATTGAATCTAATTCTGCGTCTGTAATCTCACCATCTTTTATTATATCTTTTAATGCTTTATAGAAAGTTAGATAGTGATATTTTTCTAACATCTTATAAACAACGTTTTTAGGTAATTGATTTTTTCTACCAAATGTTTTTATTTCTTCTGGTGTCATATCAGTAGCAAATGCTGTTGCTCTGTCTTTTAAAACTTCATCACCTATGGCCACTAAATGATTAATACTATCTTCTACTTCAATTACTTTTGCATTTATTAACTCTTGTAAATCTAATATATCGTTAGGGTCTAATTCTTTTAATTCTCTATAGTCTATAAGGTCTCGTTTTAATTCGCCTTGTACTACATCAATTTCTCTTACTTTCTTTTCAAAGTCAGCTGCATAACGTTTTGCATCAAACTTAAATTCTTTTGCTTTTCTTATAAATGTATTGTTCTTAACATCAAATACAGCATCAGCCATTTTATCGTTTGTTTCTTTTACGTTAGGATCTGTAATGATATAATAATTAATAGGATGTTTTGTACCTGGTACTAATGCACCATTAATGTTTCTTAATGACTTGGCTAATTCTTTTCTTATAACATCTCTATCTTCTAATGGCACATCAAATAAAACGTTTACATCTAAATCGGCATCATCTCTATATGTTTTTGTAAGTATTGAACCTACTAAACTATATTTTAATACCGGTCTTATATCATTAAATTGTTTAATTTGATTGTTTATAATATCTAACACACCTTGTTTTAATTTTGGATTATCTGTATCGGCATCATCAAATACACCTTTGGCATATGTTCGTCTAGGTATATCTATTACTGCCTCTTGTATTAATCTAAACATCTTTTCTTCTAGCCATTCTTTCTTTTGCCATCCATCTTTTTGCAATATAACTTTTAATAGGCGTTGTTAAAAATCTTCTTACAACTGAATTTACTTTGTTCATTGTTTGTGTTACTAATTCTTGTTCTGATTTACTGTTATCTACTACAACAAAGCTTGCTAAACCAAAAAGGTTTTGAAATCTACCTATATTATTTTGAACTGATTGCCAAGAATTTTTAGTAATATATTCTGGTACAACTCTTTCTCTTTTAGCATTTCTTTCTAATGCAACTTCTAAACTTGTGTTTACAAATACCATATAACAATCGTAACCTAATAATTGTAACGCACTATACTGGCGACTTATAATATTGTAATCTCTACCTGTGGCATCTATAACTAAACCTAATCGGCCTTTTACATATAAATCTATTTGGTTATCTACAATGGCCTTTGCTCTTGTTCTTAATATATCTCTAAAATATTGTTCTTCATCAGGCATAGATAAAGATAGACCTGCTTTTTTTAAACTGTTTTCTAATATAATATCTGAATTAACTAACTTTAATCCTGTACCTGCAAATACGTTTCTTGCAACAAAAGACTTACCTGAACCTGGCCCGCCTGCAAGAAAGAAAGCCTTAAATATATTAGGGTCGTAAAGGCCTTCTGAAAGTATTTGTTCGTATGATTTCACTAGCAATTCCACTTTCTTAAAGCTAATGCTTTACGTGTAGGTCTTCCTTTTTCATCTTTCATAGGACCTGGATTGCCTGACATACGAGCACAAAACGATTTACGTCTATTGTATGCCTTGCCTCCTTTTTTCAATTCAGATGGTTTTTTTGTAACAGGTGCTTTTAGATTACTACCATCTTTGCGATTAAAGTAATCTCTACCCTTTTGTGTTAATCCACCACTCGGACTTTTAAGCCCTTTGGCATCTTCTTTTATATATTCTTTAAATGTTTTCATTTATCCCTTTACCCAATCTTTGGCTATTGTAAAATTTGCACGACTAAACTCTAGCCTATCTACAAGTTTAACGGCACCTCTCACTCTATCAACGGCCACATATCCTTCAGGATTTGTTACTCTATATCCATCTGGTGTTCTTATAAAATGACCAATTGATTGTATTTGATTTAATTTTCTAATAAGAAAATTCTTTGCACGTTGTAGTGAAATCCAACTTGCAATTGTAAAATATAATGCTTGTTTATTTCTATCAATAAAATCTAAACCATTATCTCTTATTGTTCTATACTTTTTTTTAGTTTCATCTTTAGAAACAGCATCTACTTCTTGTTGTAACATATTTGCATAATACGACCTAAACATATCTATTAATTCTCTTACTTTGGCAATATCGCCTTGTGTATTTTTTATAAAGTAATTAAAGAAAGATTTAAGTTTATAACCTACTGATAATGGGTCTGTTGAATTGAATTGATTTAATAATGGTTCTGCCTTTGATAACGAGCCTTCTGCCATCGCTATAATATTATCAAACTGTGTCATTTCTGCATTATTAAATGTTGCAACGCCTGAAGCATCTTTATAAGTGGCGTCTGTTACAAACACTGATGATAGTTTAGGAAATCCTCTTAATGAGCCAAAACTGGCCTTTAGATTACTCATTTTACTGCCTGTGTATAATGTATGAAATACAATACCTAATCTTGCACTGGCAATTCTTTTACCTATTTGACTATTTGTAGCGACTGCATATGTAATTGTGTTTGGTGTAAATACATAAAAATCTTGGTCGTCTATTGTAGTAGTTTTAACATCGCCTTTTGTAAACAATAAATCACCTTGTAATATGCCTGTGATACCTAACTTAGATAACTCTCTTAAACATACAATGAGTTTATTAGCTAAAACGCCATCGTGGTTTCGCATTATATCACCTGTTGAATAATTAATTTTAGGTGTTACGTTGAATACTGATTTTGTACCAACAAAGAATTTGCCATTTTCTGGATTAATGCCACATATAACAGCAGGCGCACCGTCCCATTTAACAGTTACGTTAAGTCTACCACCTACGTGGCCTGTTAACATTTTTTTGATTGACTTTAGAAAGTTAACTGCATTACGACCACCTTTTGAACCTTGGTCTATAAGGCTATCTTCTAAATGTTCTAAATGGGTGTTTGTACCCTTAGTAACGAATCCTTTAAAACTAAACATTTACCTCTCATTGTTCCCATAAATAAAATCACGCAATCCATTCAATATATCAATTCTATTATACTACACTATTTATAAAAAGTCAAGTCTTTATTAGCTTGTTTTAACAAAAAATGAAGATACATCAGTATTTGAAGCTCCATATCTAAATAAATCGGTGGCGAATCCATCTTTCTGTGATTTGTTACCTGACATAAAGGTATCTAAAAAAAGTAAACACATATTTTTTGAAAATATAAAAGATTGACCTTTTGATTTACACATTTTAACAAATTCTCCTTCATCTATAGTTGATGTTTTATTTATTTGTAATGTATTATATTTTTTATATAACTTATACATATTTTTCATATCAGCGCCGGTAGCAGAAGTTTCTCTCCAACCACTCATAATACTATTTTTACCTATTGATTTTTTAAAATGTTTTTCGCAATAATAATTTACATTTCCTCCTCCTATTTTTCCTCCTGCAGCTGCCGCTCCTTTAATTTCTCCTTGCCAACTAGACGTACTATTAAAAGCTCTAAATTGAACTTCTGCTGTGCCTAACTTAAAATACATATCTATTGAACTAAAAAAATCTCCATTTTTACCAAATATAAATCCTGTAAAAGGTATTATGTTATTAATTTTTCTAACCTTGGTATTATATTTTGTAAGGCTTACTACACCACCTGTTTTTTTTAATGATACGGCTAATAAAACAACGCCTTTAGATTTTAATTCTCCAGCTTTATCTAACACGGTATTATTTAATTCTTGCCAATCTCCATTACCTCTTTCTTTTATTTTTTCAAAAGGGTCTACTGTAGGACTTAAAGACGACATCCAAACGTCACCTGCATTCCATTTATCATCAGCAAAAGATCCTGGTGCCTGTGGTTGACTTCCAGTTTTTTGAGCTAATTCTATATCTATTTTCTGAGCTCTTTTTTTAGCTTCATAAATTTTTTTTAGAAAGTTATCCGTTGATCTACCTTGGTGCATATATACTATTCCAGAAAAATTTGACCTATAAAAATCAAAAACTTTATTTGCTGTTTTTATATATGTTTGATCATCAATCCAAGAAACTGGTCCTGTTTTTAAAAAAACTTCTAAGCTAATTTTTGCTGTAACATATGCCGCTGCTTTTTTTAAATTTGCATCAGTACAATCTTCTGGTTTTAGCTGTTTTTTTATTATATTAAATGCTAGAGAAAAATAATATGCTTGTCCTGATTCAGTTATATCGGTGTTTTCTGATCCACCACCTGAGCCTCCACCTCCTCCAAAATCAGAATCTTTATATATTTTATTTATTGATATATCTATTAATTTTTTATTACTATTACGATAGAATAATTTTATAGGTGAAGTTTTTAAATCTACTTTTTCAGCAAAAAACTTTGTGCCTGAACCTGAACCTATATAAAAAGGTTGTTTGTTTTTAATTTTTAAACTGATGATTTCTGTTCTTTTTTTGCCGGCATAAGGACCTTTTGAAGCTATTTTACTTAACTCTCCGGTAGTTAGCATTGTCATAACATTATTTATATAATGTTATTTAATATTATCGCAAAGAAACTTAGGTATGCCGCCATTTGATTGCCACTGACGGTGTGTATTTTGAAACTTAACTATATTCTCTATATCTTCTTCAAAGAAAGATTGTCTTATAATTGTGCCTGTTGGTTGTTCAACGGCCTGCCATTGTATCTTATTATTTGATTTAACCATCTTCTTTTCATAACTTAGTTGAGAACCAAGATGGCCTGGTCGTTTATCGTTTCTATGAAATCTTACTTTTTGTTTCTTCATATTTTAAAGTCTGAAAACTTATCATAACTTGTTTTCACCTCTATTTGTTTTTGGTTAGCATCTACAATATTTTGTGCATTGTTAGATACATCATATAACTTCATCTTGGCTCTATCTACACCAATAATAAAGGCACGATTGATACTTGGGTCATTATAACGATTCTTTAATTGTTTAATCTTCATTTGACCTAGTGCTTCTAATTCTTCATTTGATATTAAAGCAAACATAAAGTCGGCCGTTGCTGGAAGACCAAACGATTCAGAAGTATCTTCTAAACCAATGTCTGTACTTACAAAACCTGTTCTTGTTGTTTGTGTAGCACTAAAGATTGGTACATTAAATTCTACTGCAAGACCTCGTAATTCTTCGGCTATTGCCTTAATGAAGAAGTACGAAGAAATATTACCACCTTTGAATCTACTACTTGAACAAATATTTAGGTAATCAATAAAGATAACATTTGGTCTAAAAGATTTCTTTAATGCAAGTTCGTTTAATAATGCTCTGAAGTGGCCAGCGTGTGCTGATGCTGTGGGATATTCTTTTATAATTAATTTACCGGCCGTCTTGTTTCTTATTTTTAATATCTTGTCATCATACAATTGTTTAGGCATTGTATGTAAATCGTCCATAGTTACGTCTAATAAATTAGCATCTATTCTTTCGGCAATTCTTTCTTCTGCCATTTCTAAAGTGATATACAATACATTTAAACCTTGTGTAAGAAAGGCACTGGCACAATGACACATAAACAAAGATTTACCAACGCCTGTACCGGCCAATGCGATATTCAAAGTCTTAGGTGGTACGCCGCCTTTTGTAATACGATTTAAATAAGATAGGTCGAATTGATATTTCTTTTCTTTTGTATGATAAAAGTCGTATCGTCTTTGAGCATCTTCTATATAATCGTGACCAATATGATTATCAAAAGAAACGGCCAGAGCATCTGCAAGAATACCAGGTATTGCTTCTGGTGTAAGTTTAGGATCTTTCTTATCAAGTATTTTAATACCAGTTAATACGGCATTATGAACGGCACGGTCTTTACAAAACTTTTCTGTTGTATCAAACAACCATTGTAGGTCTACTGTTTCATTTGTAAGTGTATCAAGTAATTCTTTGATTGATTTAAATTCATCTTCGTTGATGTCTTTTCTTTGACCTAATTCTATGACTAAGGCTTCTCTTGTAGGTATATTTTTATATTTGTTTACAAAAATATCTATCTCTCTAAACAACAATCGTTCATTACGATTTGTAAAGTAATCTTCTTTACAGAAAGGTAATGCCTTTCTGGTAAATGCTTCATTGAATATAAAATTACGTAATACTGTAATCTCTATTCGTTCATTACTTAAATTCAACTTTTCCATCTGTCAATTGTTTTTCTAATAGTTCTATTAATAAATCACCTATGTAATCTATAAATTCTTGTGATGATGTATCCTTCTCATAAGGATTCATTATAATATCATACTTAAATCTCATTGGCAACGTACCATCTGGCTTCTCATCTTTTGCAAAGCCTACATCACCGTATTTAAATATAATACCTTTATATTTTTCTTCTAGTAATTTAATACAAGTAAAGTCATCACCTGTCTTTTGGACAAATACGTATTTACTCGGCTCCGTAGAGGAACTTTTTTTTCGTTGCTTCATCAATCTGCTTTAATATTTCCTTTGTAAAATATTTTTCAGGTTCATCATTGATTGATTTACCAAACACTTTAGTGCCATCTGGTAATTCATATCTTGTTGATACTTTTTTGAAAATGCCTTCTTCTTCTGCAATCTCTAACAAACCATAGTATCGATCTAAACCTGATTTGTATGTGAGTCTTACATCTATTTGTGCATTTTCTTTTGTTAACCTTGACTTATAGTTTTTACAGTGGATAATATTACCAATCACTTCATTGTCGGCATCTTTTTCTTTTCTTTTGCCTAGATAAATGATTGATGAGGCAGCGTATTTAAGACCGGAGCCACCACCCATTTCTTTTTGTGGGTACATAGAACCAATTACGTCATATGTGTGGTTGGTCATTATCATTGGAACTTTTGCCCTGCCAAGTTTCAATGTTAAAACTCTAAATGTTGATTTGACAATTTGTGATCTTGTCATATCTCTTGTTTCTTTTCCTTCAGCCGTATCTTCCATTTCTTTTGTAGTGGATAACATACCTAAACTATCTAACACAAGCATTAATGGTTTTCTTTTATCTTCTGGCTGTTCTAAGTATTTGTCTAATACTTTTATTGATTGATTTCTAAATTCTTGTACTGTTGCAACTGGAACAATTACCATTCTTGTGGCATCAACACTACGTGATACGATCATTTCTTTTGAGATTGCACTTTCTGATTCGAAATAAATTACACCTGCTTCTTTATCTTTATCTAAAAAGTTTTTACAAATACCTAAAGCAAAAAATGTTTTACCTGTTGCGGCTTCACCAGCAATTGCTGTGATTTTATTTCCTGCTAAACCACCAAAGATGCTGCCTGATAATAATGCGTTAAATGAATATGAACCTGTGTCTATAAAATTTGTTACATCAGCACTGTCAACACCGTCTGATACTAATGTTGCATACTCGTTGCCTACATCTTTAATTATGTCTTTTAAAAAATTGCTCATATTCTAAGTTCTCCTTTTCACTAGATATTAATACGTATTTGATATTTTCATTATATAACATTTCCTTTATATTGTCAAGTTCTTTTGGACTAAAGTGAGGAGATATTAAATAAGGTGGGTTCTGAAGTCTGTTGATTATTACTATTTGCATAATTTTTCATTGTATCTTTCTTTAATCGTATAGGTTTCAATTCAGTTTCTCTATTAAGAAATTTATAATCTAGTTTTGTTACATCAAAATCAGCTTGAAGTTTATCTGCTATCTTATAAGGGTCAAATTCTGAGCAGCTATAAACGTCAAACTGCATAATGGCCGGGTCGGTTTCGTCCCAAACGTGTATGGCTATATGACTTGTTTCAATAACGGCCACACCTGTGATACCACGGTTGCCTGGTGTAGGACAATATTTAACATAAGGTCCCATTAAAACTTTCATATTGATAAAAGAAATAAACTCTTTCATCCATTCGGTGAGTTTTTGTTCGTCTTTAGGGGGATTTTTTACTTCAGCACGAATGATTAAGTGCTTGTGTATAAGTAAGTTATTTTTATCCATCTCTCTATTTGTTAAAATTTCTTCCACTATCACATCAAATATATAGTTTTATTTATACAAATACTTTCTCTAACGGATGATTTGTAGATTATTATTTTTAGTCCAGATTTCAAGTTCACTTCTTATTTTATTCTCCTTTTTTAATGTTTCATAACGATTGATGGCTTTGTTTCTCCACCACTCTATGATATTGTTTAGTTCAAACCTATCGTAGGTTTTATCTTTAATGATTGTATTTGTTTTACCATTTACAATTTCTATAAAGTTCTTAATACCATAATTACTTATATAATATCTTTTCTGTTCTGTCAAGTCTTTTGCGTTGTGGATAACTTTGTTAAAATCTTCTAATTCGGTTTTATAATCTTTTAAAGAACGTTTAATTAAACCTACGATTGCGTTGGTTAGTTTTAATTTTTTACTTGAAGCATCTTCTTTCACTAAATCGCCGACTATGTTTTCAACGTAGTCTTTTAATTTTTCAAAAGGCAATCCGTGCAACATAGGTATAAAATCACTGTCTGTTAGGCCTTTATATCTTACAAAAGGTTTCATACCATCATACTGACTTGATGATTTACTATTACCATACAAACTTGTAGTTTCAAATAAACATAAATTCATATCATATTTTTTATTTAATAATTCTCTTACGTAATGACTACAACAAATGGCCGCTAACAACTTGCCACCTAGATAATTATAACCAAAAGGTTGAGATGGTACTATAACAAACCCCATCATAGCTGTTTTATTAAAATGACTTAAATTAGGTACACTGCCTAACATCTCATTACGAGGTTTCATATTAATAACTGGCGAACCTAATCTTATAAACCCTACCCATTTATTTGTGGTTGTTTCTTTTATTGCTAGTTTCAAAGCTTTACCAGGAATACTTACCATATTACTATGACTTGAAATCATATTAATACAAGTGTCCCAAGTTTCGTTATCAATTTCTTTTACTTCTAGTTTCATATCTTTAGGCGACATTGTAAAATCAGAAAATAAATCATCATCTAAACTCATACCAGGAAGGCCAGCAGGAATATTTTGTATAGAGGCAATCTTTTGGTCTCTCATATATTCATCTATACGAGAAAAATTACCAAAATAATTTTTAAATATATCAGCACAATGTAGTGCTTGTTCTTTAGTTAATGTTTTCATACTTCGTTACCCCAACAATCCCAACCATCAAACTTTTGTCTGGCAAATAATTCTATTCTTGGTAAATCACCACAAAGTTCTACTATATCATTTCTAATTCTATCTGGCTTTCTACTGTGCTCACGTCTTTCAGAAACAACTAATCTATCTACATTAGCACCGTTTCTTTTTGGTTTACCTTTTGTTGCTAATATACATATTTCAGGATTGGCTCTTGTCCAATAACCAGGCCCTTTAAAATAATAATTTTTCATTCTATCTTTATTTGTTTTTGCCCAAACAAAACCTACCGTCTTATATTTAAATCCCCAACTTTCAACAACAGGTATTTGTTTGTCTAACAATGGGTCTGTACACCACATAAACAAAACACAATCGTCAGCTGCTATATTTTTTACAGGTAAATTATGTATCTCTTTCATATTCATAGTTTGATAATGATTTAAAGGATTTGTTTGTGCCTTTTCATTATTCCAATTTTCAAAATGCCAAGGTGGGTCGGCGTAGATAATATTATATTTTTTATTTGGAAAATCAATCATTAAACTTCTCCATTTTTAAAAATACATAATATAATATATCATAAAATATGAAATTTAAAAATTGCATTGGTATTGTAAAGGCCATACCCATAACATATTCTGGTATAATAAAAAGTGCTAGATATAAACATATAAAGTAATGTATTCTTCTCTCACTAGGTATAGTGTAAAATAACCAATTAATCATTGAAAGAAAGACTCCAGATTTGCTTGTTTCTCTTGCTGCCAACCAATGGCCTGTAACACAAATCTCATAGGGTCTAAGAAAGTCTTTTCAAATTGTGTTTCATAATCTATGTATTGTTGTAGTTTAAACTCTTTAGGTAAAGTAGTAATATAACTAATCACATCAAACTTAAATGGATTTGCCTCTACCAGTTTAAGAAATTTAATCTTATCGCCTTCTTGTATAAAAGGATATTTGTTTGATAATTTGAATTGTTTGATTTGATGATTATATATTAGAGCGCCTTTCACGTGTATTGGCGTGCCTTTAATAAAGATATTATTACTGTCTTTATATTTCTTCATATTATTACAAGACCTAGGAAAAGATATTTCTTCAGCTGACATATTAAAAAACTCTTTCTTAAAGTCAGCAATAAACTTCTGTAATGTATCTTCATCTTTATTCATTATTATTTCTATGGCCTTTTTAATTCTACCTCTACATACTTTAGGTGTTGATGACTTAACAGCTTCGATACCCATAATCTTTAGTTTAGTTTCAGAAAGTCTTACGCCTTCTTCATCTAATACATTTAACATATATCTTTTCTTTGCAACCCATATACCTTTGTTGGCGATTACTTCTCGTTTCATTACCATACAGTTTTTAAATGCGTTTGTATAATCTGCAAGTTCTTCAAAACATTTATTTAAAAATGGTTCTATTCTACTGTTAACTACTTTGTCTATAAAGTTACATATCTGGTCATCTGTTTTATCCTTACAAGTATGTTCTACGAGTTTATCAAGTGTAACATAAATTGAATCTGTATCTGAAGCCACAATATAATCTACTTTGTCGTGTGTCTTTAATATGTTGTTAAGATAACCATTTACCTTTTCCTCTATAAAACGAATGATAAACTGGCCTGCCGTAGTGATTGCACTGGCCTGTCTTACATCATAGTATCTAAAGTATTGATTACCAACTGCACCATAAGCGGAGTTTAAAGCAATCTTTCTTGCCCACTGAATATTATGACAACGAGATATTTCTTTTATCAATTCAGGATTTTTAGTTCGTTCATATTCTTTCTTTGCTTTTAACATTCTGTCTTTGAAAACCACACGCTCGTTATACATTGTTTCCATCATTTCAGGTAAAAAACCTTGACTGTCTGTTTTAAACAATGCACCATTAGGTGTAATACAAGCACCATCAGTTTTCAGATAGGCAAGAGGTGTGGATTGATTTAACATTTTATTCACTGAAATACCAGATGGTTTTTCACCTATGATTTTTTCTGGCGATATATTATATTGTATAATGATATGCGGATATAGTGAGTTAATATCAAATGAAACAATCCACTTGTGCATACCAAGTTGTGGCTCTTTTACATAAGCGCCTTCATACTTTTCATTCTTTACATTATCTTCTCTCGGTGGTACACAAATGTTTTTCTTTAATAAATGATTTGCTATCAGTGTGTCCCATACTCGCACTTGTGAAAAGATGTCGCCATAATTTACTTTAGATTCATAGGCAACAGTTAATGATAAATCAATCAAGCCAAGTTTATCTTCTAAAGCATCAACAATTTCCACGTCTTGTATATTGTAATCAATAAATGATTGAAAGTCTTTTGTATACCAATCTTTAAATGTATCGTGTTTCATTTCATCTTTACCACGACCAAGTTCTAGTTCACCAATAAAATCTAGTTTATAACTCTCTTGTCGTGTAGGTATAAACCATTGATATAGATCTAAGTAATCTAAATTCGTAATACCTTTTATATCATAAACTGTTTGAGGTCGGCCTCTTACTAGAATAACCTCTCTTTGAAATAAACCCCAAGGAGATATTTTATTTGCAACCTTATCACCAGCAATTAATATAATTCTATTCATTAAATAAGGTAAGTCAAAGAATTTAGTATTCCAGCCTGTGATAACATCAGGATAGTTTTTCATCCAGAAGTTCATAAACTCAAACATTAATTGTTTTTCGTCTTTACATTTAACGTAAGTAATATCTGGTCTGTCTGTTTTATAATCACCAACACCCCAAGTAATGATTTGTTTATTGTTTTGATTTTTAACTGTGATACAAAGTATTTCTTCTATAGGATTTTCTACATCAGGAAAACCATTTTCGCAGGCCGTTTCTATATCTAATGTAAATATTTTTATAAACTTTTTATCCCAATCTATATCTTCAGGATGTTTTTTATTAATGTATTGATAATGGTATCTCTCTAAGCCATAGATAGGTGAATTTTCGGTTGCTACCTCTCGTCTAAATTTACGAGCATCATCAATTGTTTTAAATGTAATAGGTTTAAGAAACTGGCCTTGTAGAGTTTTAAATTTTGTTTGTTGTTGCGTTAATGAATAAAGTGTAGGGTCAAAATCTATTTTTTCTTTATATTCTTGGCCTTCGTGTACACCTCTTACAAGAAGTTTACCTTTAAATTCAATAACTGATTTATAGAAATTCACTTAAATTACCTTCACTTTTATACATATTAACGTTCTTCTTATTATATATCATTTCTTTAGATAAGTCAAATGGTATCTTATTCGTTTCTTTATATTCTGTTTCACCAGGCTTTTTTATGTACCAAATTAGGTCTTTATCTTTAGGATAATTCAACGACCATTGTACTGTTGATTTTTTTAAAAGCTTTCGGTCTTTTTTAGTCATAGGGTAAATATATCTAAATTGTTTGCCTTTTACACGACTTAATTTTAATTCTATTAACTGTTTTGGATTTGGTCTCATTCCATATTTTCTGTTTTTAGTATTAGGTATATGGCCTTGCATTGTTCTTGGATGTACTTTTTCTCCTTGTTCGGTGACATAAGTATCTGTTATAGAAAATCCACCATATAAAAAATTAGCAGATTGATATACATAACCTGGTTTACCAACTAGACCATCAGCCCAAGTAAAAAGATATTTAATGTTTGTATTTTCTTTTAACCATTTAATAGATAGAGAAAGTAATTGTGATTCTGAATTTTTTGGCATTTTATCATCCATACACATCTTACCTATCTCAAAATAATCTTTTGTGTCTAATTGTGGAAATAACTTTTGTATAGTGTGTTTAGGTCTTGTGCCCCAACCAAAGGTAATTACACCTATTAAGTCGTCTTGTATAAAACAACCAAGATAATGTTTTGTAAGTTTAGGCATTACTGCTGAATAATGCCTTGATGCTACAAACTCAGCCGCCGTGTATTTGTTTAATGGTTTTAATATCATTATAAAATCTTATCATTATTATCCTTTAAGTGTACTATTAAACCATCTAGTTCTTTTGTTAAAAAGATTTGACAACCTAATCTACTCACTCCTTCTTTAAAACCTTTTTCGTATTCTAATAATTCTAATTCTGCCATATTTTCGTTTATCTTTGGCAGTTTGTCAATCCATTTTTCATCAACATAGATATGGCAAGTGGCACAAGCACAACAGCCATAACAATCAGCAGGTATTTCAGGTATAGAAACTTGACTAAATCGTGTTGCCGCTTCCATTACAGTACGGCCAATAGGAACATCAACTCTAATCTTAGAGCCGTTTCTTACAAAGTATATAGTTATCATCAATCAATTATAAGTTTAGGTTTTTTAAATTGTACGATACCTGTTCCTAAATGCTGATGATATGAATTTCCTATTTCTGTTTTTGGATTGACCTCTGCTACGACATTGTTTCTTTTAATTGAAACAGTATCTTCTTCAGCATAAGGCATATATGGGGTAAGTGCTAATGAAACAGGCCCACCTGGTTTTGATTGCATTGGTACAATCACAAATGGTTGTTTTATGTCTACCACTTCTGTATTACTGGTATCTTGTTTAATACCGATAACATCTTCACCTGTTGTTAATCTAAATATTTTCAAATCGCTCATAATATATTCTTTGTTTTATTATACTACTTTTTATCTTTTTTGTCAATAGGTTTGATACGTCTGCTCAATACAAACTCTCGGTTTGGATTTACAGAAGCATTAAATCTTCTTATCATATCTCTATTTAACAACACATCATTACGTGATCTAATTCTTTCATCTAAGCCAAATTCTATATCTTTATAAACAAATCCATTAAATGTTACATCTATTTTAACAACTGGCCTTTCTTCGCCATCAACATCATCTGTATTTGCTCTAAAAATTTTTACTTTACGAACCAGTTTACTTGTATGTTTTTTACCATCATATTTCCAAGAAACTTTACCATCTTTAATTTCTATTTCTTCAGCGTGTAATGCACTCACTTCAGCACCATTACCTGTATCTAATTTTGCTCTAATTAAACCAACGCCACTTAATTCTAATGTTTCAATATAACCAACCTCTATAATTGATTGACGGTCCCAATTGTCCCTATTGTTTATGTAATCAATTATATTATCTACTAACTGTTTGCCTTTTATTGGGCCTGTTGTATTAGGTGTGTCAGCATAATCTTCATAATGATATCCTTCGTAATCAGCTCCTGTTCCTGGTGAACCATTGACTTCTAATACACAAATTTTATCTTTGTATATAATGTGGTCTACACCTACGATATAAGCCTTTGATGCTCTGGCCGTTCTTAATACTATTTCTATTTCTTCATCTGATAATTTATAAGGTTCTGCAACAGCACCTCTATGTACGTTAGACCTAAATTCACCTTTTGCCTTTACTCTTTTTGTACAAGCAAATATTTTATTATCAACTACAAAAGTTCTTATATCAAAATCTGTAGGCATATATTCTTGTACTAATAATTCGGCATCGTGTTTAAATAATGCCTGCACTACTGATATTAATGAGTCGTAACTGTCTACCTTTACAACACCAATACCTTGTGTGCCTGTTAATGTTTTAACTACAACTGGAAATTTGCCACCTATAATCTTTAATGCTGTATCTATATTTTTTTCATTTGATATAAAGGCTGTTTTAGGTGTAGGTATATTAAACTTTTCAAATAACAAAGCAGAAGTTAATTTATTATCACAAGTTAACATTGATGACCTTGTGTTTAACATAAAAGAACCAGAATTTTGAAAGGCAGATATTAAAGAAAGGCCTGCTTCATCTTCAATTGCACCTGCTCGTGTAATAACAACTGTGTTTTTACCTATGAAAGTATGTTCACCATCTTCACCATCATAGTTATAAATGGTCAATGAATTTTTTTCTTCGTCTTTGTCTGTAATGATTGAGTGTTTAGTATTGATTATAAAACAAGGTATTTTTCTTTTCTTACAAGACCTTTGTATAAAACTTACTGTAATTTCTTTTTTAGTCTTACGATTACCTGTTTTTTGTTTTCTTACTTTAGGCGAAGATTTGGTAATGACAACAACTGTAATTGGTTCGCTGTCTTTAGGTTTTTTAGCCTCGTTTATAAAATCTCTAAACTTTGGAACTTGCATTTAATCACCTGTTGTTTCATCATCTTTTGTAATCTTTTTACCAATATTATATTTAGCCGATAGTGTCCATTCTTTTTTTTCTTTAAATGGTAATACTTTAATCTGACTTAATGGCGCTTTGTTCTCAGCTTTTTCTTTTTGTACTATATCTATTAATGCCCAATCTTGTAATAGAATTGCAATTGTATTTCTTCTTTGAATATCGTTTTCTGATAGTGTAGCAAGTTTACCATCTAAAGCAAATAATTCTTTAAAATGCACTATGTAATATTTACCTTGTTTATGTAGAATATGACAAGACTGAAATAAAGTCTTATCTTTTCTGGACGCCACACCTATTCTTGTAAGTGTTTCTCTTACTTTTAAAAAGTCGTCAGGCTGTTTGATTGTTACCTCTAACATATCCTGGATCGACCATTTAATGCTCTCACTCATTAATTTCTCCCACCCTTAAAAAGTTTGCTCTTAATATGTTCAATCTGTTCTTTGGATAGTATTGTTAGTGCCTCTCTCGCCTTTTCATTACTATATCCATAATACTCTTTTACATACTCTAAGTCTTTCAATTTGGCCTGTGATAACCACTTGCCACCAAATCGCTTCTTTTTTCTTACACTATTTATTAAAAAATGAAATTGTACTTTTTTAGGAAGAAAATGTAAACCATTCATTTCATTGGCTGGCATTAATGTGTCCCAAAACATAGAAAGACAACGATTAATAACGTAAGGTGGGTACTTCTTTTCCCATAAAGAATCATCACTATCAAGTAATGGTTCACTTGTTTCGTTAATGGCCTTTAGATAGTCTTTTAATTCGTACATAATAATTAAATATAATCATAGCTGTTTATAAGTTCTCTATATATATTCCAAAAAGAACCTGATATAAAAACTCTTTTACCTTTGAAAAGTATTGTTCTATATGTTTCTCCAGGCCCAGCTTTTCCTTTTATTTGAGCTGGTAAATGAGGAAAAAAATGACATCTAGGTCTGAAAGAATTTATTGGTTTTAGACCTTCTAATGTTGCGACCATTGTTTGTTTTCTACTTAAATATTGTTCCTCTAAATTTAAAATAACTCCATTTCTTTTTTTTATATAATCAGGTAATAATGGTAAAATATCCTCACTAAACCACTCTCCTTTTATTTTATATTTTTCAAAAAACTCGTGAGCTAATCTTTCTTCTTTAAAAATGTTATTTTTACCTACTGCTATAGTAGCTAAAATTTTTATATCTCTAGGATTGTTTGTTGTAAGAGAAAGTAATCTTTCTGTTAAATTATCAGCCTTTCCTATTTTTACATATTGGCCGTCAAATATAAAATAAATTACGTTTAAAAATTCTATCATTTAAATTTACAACCGGCCATTACTTCAGTAAGACAAGCCACCATATTGATTTCTTGGTCAGCAACAAAGGCCGCTTTGTATTGATAACCGGCAATAATTAAAACTGCCTGTGGTATAGATTTAGGGTCTAAATGTAAATAAAGAAGCTCATAGATTTCTTTAAATAAATGAGTTGGCCCGTGGTCTAGGTTTTGTGAAACCCATTTTCGCATACCATTAAAGTCTTTGTCTTTTAATTTAACAATAAGGTCTTTATAGTTTTCTTCTTTTAAACTAAAAAGAATACCACTGTCTATTTTACCACGAACAGAATATCTTTGTAATTCATTTATGGTTCTTCTAAAATCAGGATAGTGTTTTTGTATAACTTCTGCTAATACATTTTTATCAAATTCTATGCCTTCATCTTTTAATATAATAGATAATCTATTCATTAATTTTGCGGCGGTTTTAGCCTTTTGACCATTTGTAATTCTAAAATCAATAACAGTACAACGACTATGTAACGCTTCTATAATTCTACTTTTGAAATTACAAGTAAAGATAAATCTACAATTATTAAAAAACGTTTCAATAAAGTTTCTTAATGCAGGTTGTACTGACTCGGCGTTCATATAATCTGCCTCGTCTATGATTACAACTTTATGATTGGCTTCTTTAGTAAGTGAAATGGTAGAAGCAAAGTTTTTAATTTTGTTTCTTAATGTATCAATCTGACGGCCTTCATCAGAACCATTTATGATAATATAATCTACACCTATTTCTTCACATAAGGCACGAGCTACAGTAGTCTTACCTGTGCCTGGTGTGCCTGATAATAATAGATTAGGTATTTCTTTTTTCTTAACAAACTCAATAAAAGTTTGTTTTAAATCTTCTGATAAAATACAATCTTCTATTCTTTTAGGTCGATACTTCTCAACCCATAAAAAATCTGACATAATATAAACTCCAAGTTAATCATTTTTCTCTTTTACTAATTCGTATTCACTTTCGTAACCACCTTTACGGTCTGAAACCCAATCATCATACCTATCACTATGGCCAATTTCACTTAGAAATTCCCAAAGCTTATATTCACCATCTGTTTCTGAAAAACATTTTTCAAAGTTTTCCATTGAACCAAAATATTTAATTATTTCTGATGGTAAAGGTAAATAAGTGAACTCACTCGTAACATTATGAAATTCCCTTGATATAACTTTAACAGGTGTTTCTTCTGATAGAACTGTGCCATCAAAAGACCTATTAACGCCAGCGGTTTTATCTTCCTCCTCTGGTGTCATTACAACAGGTTTATTCATATTAGAACTCCGAGTCTGGTTCTAATGCTATCCAGTATTGAACTGGTTTACTTCTGTTTATAAAATGACTTACTTTGGCTTTAGAAATTGCCACATCATAATCATCAGCAATAATTTTAAAGTTTTCAGATTTAAAATTAGCCATAAAAACTTTATCTATTTCACCGACCTTATTGAAATAACGGTGTGAAGATTTATTTTTTTTATCGTGTGCTAGTAAAGATATATTCTTACCATCACCTTGAACCGCTATATCTGGCAAATTCATTGTTACCGCTGCTTTTTGTAAAGCTGCTAAATCATTATTCTTTAATGTAAATGTTACTGTCTTATCAGGCATACTAATGCTTTTTAGAGGTGTAACAATAACTGATTTATCAGCAAAAGAATAATTAACTATTCTTCCTGTTTTCTGATCAGAAATAATGGCATAGTTGGCACCATTAATTTTAACAGCAGGATTTTCAAATAATTCTACTGCTCTTATAAATTCTGGTAAATTATATATACCAAATTCTGTATCAAATTTTTCTGTGATTGTTGCTTCTGCTAGAATGTTTTTCATAGCAGATATTGTATTTAACTTACTGCCTGGTTTAAAAAGAATATTCTCGTTAATCTCGCTAAAATTCTTTAATATGGCCAGTGTGTCTGTACTTAGGTTCATTTCACTTCTCCTTATCATAGTTTAATAATAATATAACATAATGTACTGCTTTAAGCAAGTCAGCACGATTATATCCGTTCTTCTTACCATACCTACACAAATACTTAATTGCATTGGCGTGGCAAAAATCTTTTCCAATATTTAGTGTTTTGAATAAATCTTGTACTTGAAAGCCGTCTTGGCCTGTTGAATAGTGTTGACCATAAGTTGATTTGATATAGTCAAGTATTTCTTTTACAATTTTATCTTCGTTGTACTTCATAATATTTGGAGCGGACAACTGGTACTGCCCCAATTTCTCTAACTTGGAAAGTTAGCATATTACTTTTATAATATGTCCGCAATTCCAAATGTAACACAAAAGGCCGAGATTGTCAACCAGTCCCGGCCTTTTATAAATGACATTATTATTTGATGTCAATTGTCTTTGGTTTTCTAGACTCAGGTACTATTTTTTCTAATGATACCTTTAATAGACCGTCTTTTAACTCGGCGCCTTTAACCTCTACGTCATCAGCGATGGTAAACGATCTCTCAAAATATCTTTTAGCAATACCTTTATAGATTGTATTACCATCAGAATCTTTTGATTCGTCTTTATCAGATTTCTTTGATCTGATTAATAACTGTCCGTCCTCATAGGATACTTCAATATCTTTTTTGTTGTATCCTGCAAGAGCCACTTCAATATCGTATTTGTTTTTTGAAGTTTCCACGATATTATATGGTGGATAGTTTACTGAAGGAACTCTTAATCCAAAGTCGTCATTTAACATTGATTCGAAGTGATCGAATACGTTATCAAACCCTATGGATAAAGGCCTTAGTTGATTGAATATGCTTAATTGATGTTTAGTCATTTTTATCTCCTTTTGTTAAGCAAGTTAAAATTGAAAGCCCACTATTGGCACTTTCAATATTATTTATAATATAAGTACGATTTTTGATATTTCAAGTGGTCAAAAATGTCGCACTTTAGTGGTAGTTTGTTTATCACGGAGTAAACTACCAAACACCGATTTGCTGATACTTTAAGTAGTATCAATCTTTTTAACGCCGACTAGGTCTTATGAATTGCCTAGTCTATAATATATATACAGGTTCAAGTATAACGTTAAAACTAATAACCTCTTATATCTCGTAACATCTTCTGTTTTTTTAAAAAGTTAGCTCGCATTTCTTTTGCTTTTCTAACTCTTTTTTCAGATGGTTTTTCGTAAGTCTGTTTCATTTTATACAGCCTCATAAAACCGTCTTTCAGAAGTTTCTTTTTAAGAATACGCATAGCCTTTTCGACATTGTTATTCCTAACTTCTATTTTTAATCCCAATTTATTTACCTCCTTTCGATGGAACTTTATGTAATTGAATTTCATAGTTATTCTGGTTATTAAAATAAGCATCACCGTGTATAATAGTAGACTCTTTAGAATGATTCTTACCAAAAGTAGAAAAGCTCATTTCACATTTGTTTGAACTTTTGTTTGCTGACCAATCTTTTTTTTCTAAATCGCTCATAACAACAAATTGTCTAAATGTTTTAGGATCGTATGTAACTAATAAAAATGTGTGAGGTACAATTCTTGTTGCACCTATACCAGCAAAAACTTTGGTTGAAGAACTGGTACCTTGATATTGACCTACTTTTACTTCGATTCTTTCAGGATGATATCCTTCTTTAGATAGACATTTAATTCTAATATCAGGTAATCCTACTTCCTCTCTAGGAGTGTAAGATTCAAATCCTTCTTCTTCTAGTACAATTGATAAAGCTGACATATAAGCATTAGATATAAATGTGCTAATAAATTGTTGTTCGTGTCCGTGTTGTTTATCTTGTATAATTTTTTTACCATTTATTGAAATGTTTAAAAACTGGTCTATCATACTATTAGCATACTTAATCAACTTTTTCTGTAATTTTGAGTTTTTAAAATATTTTGGCCAATTTTTTCTTTTTTTATCATATTTTAATTTTGATTTTTCTTTTATATCAAAAGCTTCACTATAAGCTTTAGCAACAGAATATTCGCCCGATTCAACTTTTGAAATTAAATCTAATCTTTTTTTAGAAAATATTTGATACATTTTTTTAAAATGTTCGGTAGAAAATTTACATTTTTCATTACACCATCTATTTCTATCTTGTGGAGAAAAATCTTTTCTTGTTTTTTGATAATGTAAATCATTAGCAACGTCATATTTTCTTAATATAACAGGCCAAGATGTTTGATTTCTTATTACTCCAGGTTCATTATAAGCATCTAACATCGCCATTTCATTTTCTGTATATGGAATATCTATATTTAAACGTTTTTCATCAAGAGTGTGATCTATTATTTCGCATTGTACTTTTGTTTTTGAAAGTTTTTCATCTTCATTACATTCCCACCATCTTCTATGACCAGAATAAATAAAATTATTCATATCTATTTTTATTATTTCTTTAGTAGGCGTACCTGTTTTTTTATACCATTCCATTAAAGATTTTTTTAAGGCTGCTCTATCATCATTTTTAAAATCATATAAAACTGAATTAAAAGGGTGTGGCTTTAAGTCTGTTATTTTTCTATAAACTATATTGGTTTTCATATTTTATTATTTTATATTAAGGTTAAATTTTATCACAGTTTGTTTTAATTGTCAACCAGATGGCCATTACTGGCCACCTGTGGACTAATATAAACGGATTTAGATAACGTCTTTCGACTCATCTTCCTCACCGTCATTGGAATTCGTTTCAGTTTGAGCGGCAACTTCTGCTTGTCTATTCGATTCAATAATCTGATCAGCAGTAGCACCAGCGTCAACTTTGGTGTATAAATCTACAAATGAAGTTTTAGTATCTTCATCAAATCTATTTGTACACATCTCAATTGCTTTAAGTTTGTTTTTAAAGATTGCGTAAGCTTGTACTATATGTACCAATCTTCTTGTTGAAATAATCTCATCAACACCGCCATCAAAATAAGTTTTTCTAATGACATCAGCCCAAGTAACAAGTTTACTTACATAGTCGGTATCTTTTTTACCAGCGGCTTCTAATGTGTTGTTTAGAATTTTTTCCTCGGTCTTAGCGTTTGGATATTTCTGTTCAAACGTAACTGGAAATCTTTCAAGGAAAGCTTCGTTAAGAATATTAGTGCCGATAAACTTACCATCTTCGGAACCTTGACCTTTCGTATTTGCTGTGGCAATTACGTTAAAGCCTTCTTTTGGTTTTACAAATTTGTTAATCTTTTTAACAAATACACCTGAGCCTTCTAAGATCGGTTGTAAACACATAATCTTATTTGAAGCAAGGTCGATCTCATCTAATAAAAGAAGAGCGCCTCTTTCCATCGCTTCAATAACTGGACCGTTTTGCCATACAGTTTGGCCATCTCTTAATCTATAACCACCAAGTAAGTCGTCCTCGTCTGTTTCAATTGTAACGTTAACTCTAATACATTCCTTTCTATTATCAGCACACGCTTGTAAAATAGACATAGTCTTACCGTTGCCAGAAAGACCTGTTACGAATACTGGATAGAATTTATTAGATTTAATAATTGATTTAATATCAGTATAGTTACCGAATGGCACGAATACTGGATCTTTTTTAGGTACTATATCACCTGTAAGAGAAGATACAATATAAGCAGCTTCTTTTTTAGTTTCAATAGTAGTATCGGTAGTTTTTACAACCGCCGTTTTTTTAATATCACCGTCAAGTGGTAATCTAAAGGTTGCTTTGTCAACCTTGTAATCTTTATTTTTGATTAACCATTGTGGAGCGTATTTACAACCAAATTTTTTATTGGCTTGTATCAACTCTTTTTTGGTCAATACATCTTTATTAAATAGGCCATATGCGTATTTAACAAATTCTCTTTGTTTATTGTTTAACATTATATATTAGTCCTCATTTGTTGTTTTATATGTACCATCCTAACATAATATTGTGTCAGAATTGTGTCATTTTTTAAAGAAAAAATCATTTAATATCAATAGGTTAAGCAATTTTTTCGATAAACTTGTTTAAAAGCACTCTGGAATATATACGATTCTTCATAGATTTAGTAAACATTCTTTTAATATTAGATGTTGATTCGTCAGCAGCTATATTACCTAATGTATAGTTTTCTACATTCATATCTTTAGCATTTACAACATAATATGAATCGTAACCAGGTCTTGATATTTCAATAACTTTATCTTTTAAAAATTGTTTTCTTAGTTTTTCAAAGTTTGGATTTACACCTTGATATTGGCCGTTTTTATAAGTTGAAGCAGGAACAAATTGCTCAAAGCTATTTTTGTTTACTCTTTTTGAAAGATAGAAACCGATAGTTGTAACATTGTATTTGTTTTTTATCATTTTTAATAAAGATGCTGTAAGCGACATTCTACTACCAGAAATTCTATCTAATTCTGAAAATGCGGTTGTATATCTTTTATTGCCATCTTTAATAACAGTTTGTGCTCTATAACCACGTAATTGTTTACTATGAGGTTTACTTGTATCAACATTATATTCTGCCATTTCACTATTAGCTTCACCATCAGTAAGAGTAATAAATGAAAGTTTTTCAACTTTATATTTTGATTGAAATAAAGGTATCAATTTATTACACATAACTAAAGCTTCGTTTAATGGTGTTGAAGTTAAATGATATTCTTGTGAAATAGGAATTACAAAACCTTGGTGGGTTCTTTCAAAAGTATATGAGTAATTTCTATTAAAGAAAAAAGCCATTTGATAAAGGTATTGTAATGATTCGTGTAATACTGTTTTTTTCAGTTTATGGCTGGCAACATTTACTAATACTGCTTTATCAGGACACATATCGCCGTTTTTCTTTTTAAAGGTTTCAATTTTATCTTTATTTTTATCGCTTAAATCTTTAAACAAATAAACTTCAAAAGGTATATTAATTTTTTGGCAGAACCATACTAAGTTACATAATTGATGAACCGTTTTTGTAATAATATCACACATAGAACCAGACCAGTCAAGTAATATAATCATACCGTGGTTTTTGCTGTTAGGTAATATAGTTAATCTTTTAAATATATCATCACTAAATTTATAATTTTTTAATTTAAGAGGGTCAATAACACCTGTTTTATCTACAGTTGCTCTCTTATAAGC